ACCATTAGAGTTTAGACCAGTGTAGAATACGAGACCACCATCTTGCTTCTTAGACTGTGCATAGAAGTCTTGAGTTGGGGTGAGAACAATCTCCTGTCTAGCAGGTAGACCAGTAGAGTAGTTACCTGGACCAAAACCAAGATATTCAAACGTGTGGTTACCAGCACGAGCGATAGATGGTCTACGTAATTCAACATAGAGTCTCTGATCAGACATTACAGTGCTGTCACCAGCAATTGGAATCTTACGATCTTCTGAACCAGATGCAGCGTTACCTTTCTGAGCTCTTAGTCTATTATCAATAGTAGAACTTACTTGTGTATAAGTGTTCTGAATAAGTGCTTGCTGAGTGGTAAAGTCAGAAACCATTTCTCTGGTTAATGAACCTTTAAAGTCATTAACTCTTACAAGACCATGAGTATAGTTATCAGCAGCAGAAGATGTTGCAGGAACATCAACTTCTGTATTATCTAACTGCTTGAACCAGAGAGGATCGTTCTTGTAGTTGAGTGGATATAGTTTGCTGATTGGTTGGGAGAACTTAAAGTTACGGAAGTTACCCTGATTACCAGCACCAGTTGGGAATGGTGAGATGTTACCACGAACAGCAGTTAGATAGTAAATACCATCTTGCTGACCGTAAATACGACGCTGGATCTCCTCAACATCAAAGATGTAGAAGGTATCATCTAGTTCACCAGTGTCAGTTACAGAATCTACGTAGAACTGAACATTTGCATCATCAGTGATGATATCGCCAGGAGTTATAGTGTATACTTTAGATCCGAGTTGTCTATAGTAGTATTCTGGATATTCCTTACGGATAAGATCCTTAATGTATAGTGACTTACCAAAATCTTCATCAGTTAATAGATCAGCAAATGTAGCATCTTGGGCAAATCTAGTATTTTCAAACTCAGAATAATCAATCTTACCAGAGATACCCTTAAGGATTAAGTACCAATCACTCGTGTTAGGGACATTAAGTGCTGCATGGATGAATGCATAACCCGAGGAGTTACCATACCAATCAATTCTATTTGCTGAATTTGATTGAGTCTTATCAGCAACGAAAGAACCACCCTGAGGTGCCGTAATTTTAACAGTAGTGAAGGTTTCATTTAACAATCCAACGTTGGTGATACCAAGATCAAATACAGTCAACTCTAGTAATTCGTCACCACTTTGACTATCAGTGAAATATCTACCAGACTGAATTGTCATTGAGACATAGTTAGAAGTCTCAATAGACTTAGCATACTGAGTTGTTCCTACAATATCTCTCTTATATGGATCATATGCAGACTCTTCATTTAGACTATTGCTAATAAAGTCTGCTTTAGTGAAACCAATAACTTCGTTTGGTTGAACTGGGTTAAAGAATCTTGCCTTTGTTACTGCACCAGAGACAGGCTTAAGTACAAGTTTCTGTGGTAGAAGTTTTCTAGTCTCGTCCTTACGGATCTTAATGGAGAAACCATTAATAGGATCACGAACTGCCTGTAAATAATCAGGAATGACATAACGTAGACGATAGATACGATCATCTTTGTCTCTTTCATCCTTGATTCTTTCAAACCAAGCATCATTAGTTTTATCTTGACCAGAGATATCACTATAAGTGTTCTCATGTAGTCTAGTTAAAATGCTATACTCATACTGAGGATCATTAATATTAGAAGAATGATCTTCAACCTGCATATACCACTTACCATAGATTGCTGGTGTGGTGTTTGGATTTAGATATGATGGATCAAATCTTACAGGTGATTCACGCTTGTCTGCGAATACAGAGAAGTCATAAGAACCTGTCTGGAATGTAATTGCATTAATATCAGCAATTGCATCTGCCTTAGTTGCGTGAATTGTAAAAGTCTTCTCAGTCTGATATCTTGCCCAGAAGAACTTATCTCCACGAATTCTACCATTACCGTCAGCAATAGAAGGATCTCCTGCGTAGTTAGAACCTACAAGAGGAACACTTCCACCCTCATTCTCTCTGAAGAATACCTGATGACCAGAAATATCTGCAAAAGGAATATCAAAGATGTGTGGTACGTCAGTACGGATTTGAGAGTTAGTATTTGCTTCTAGAATACAAGAGTACTGATGTAGATCAAAGTTGTCATCTAGTACAAACTGATATACATCAATTTCAATATCAGGATCAATAGCCTCTACTTCAGCAGAGTGAATGTAAATACCTGCTGCAGCGTTTTCTTTGCTGCTTGCGAGCATGATCTTTGTTTGATCAGTTCCATTGAATACAGATGTACCCTCATAAGGTTCTGGTTTTGTCTTTCTTGCAGGAGCAATTACATAATACTCTTCATTAGTATTGAATCCATTAGGAAGTCTGACCTTTCTCTTATCAACATCAACATAAGAATTGGTTACACTATCATAACGAGCACGTGGAACCAATCTGATAGGAGTACCAGTTTCTAGGTTGTGAGGGTTAGATCCAGAACCAGTTCTAAGTGTCCATACAGTTGCTCTAGAAGCAAGTTCTGTAGTTAACTGAGATGGTTCAACTCTAGGAACAGAGTTAAGTCCAGTCTGAATAATGGTAGAAATATTAGTAAAATACTGACGGATAGCAGATGCTTGATCAGCACACTCAGGATATGAAGTGTGTTGTGTGATCGTATCATCAGTAGTTGGAGAATACTCAGAAGTATAAACTCCATCAGTTAAAGTAAAGTATAGATATGAATTTGTTGTAGATGCATTAGCATTTACAGATGGACCAAATGCAAGACCAAGTGGGGACTCAACTCTATCAACTGACTGTAAATATCCAGTATTAGCGATAGTATTGTTAACAATCTGGAATAGAGTTGTGATAGCAGATGCTACATTTTGGCAAGATCCGTTAGATACTGTTCTAAGGACATTAGAAAGTGATGCTGGTGTCAATACTGCATTCTTGACAATATCAAAGAGTGTAGTAATAGTAGTTCTTGCATCTTCACATGATCCAACAGATAGAGTTCTTGCAACATTAGCAAGAGAAGATGGCGTATTAACTGCAGTAGTAACAATATCAGTTAGAGTTGTTAGTGTTGCCTTTACATCATTACATTTTGCATTAGAGAAAGTACGTGTAATACCATATAGAAGGTTCGGTGACTGTACTGTATTAGTAAGAATTTGAATTAGGGTATTAACTGTAGCAACCTGCGATGCACACTTAGGTGTACTATCAGCAGTGATTGTTAAATCCTTACTTTGAGTTAGAGTTGTATGTCCGCCAACAGTTACATCCTCATTTCTCATGACCTCAATTATAATGTCACGAGCTTGAGTAAATGCGTAGATTGTTTCGTTTACAGATCCTGAAGCATGTCCTCCAGTAGCATAGAAATTAGCAGCATCCCATACTCTATCGTTACCACCATATGCTAAGTTATGAGCAACAACATTTACAACATCTTTAATGTCATCAAGACAATCGTCAGTCGTATATCCAGCAGGAGATGAATATGTTGGGAAGTTTGCTAACATTCTACCCAAAGCAATCTCAGAGATAAAGTCTGTGTTTGCTAGGATCAAGTTTCTTGCATCTGCAGACTTATTATCTACAGGTGTAGGAGCATTAACTGTAATAGTTGTATCTTTTGTCTGAGTTAAACCATGGCTACCAATAAGGAGCATGGTTTCATTTCTCATTGCTTGGACCATTAGGTCTCTAGCATACTCAAACGCTTGAGTGGTTTGTAGTTCTTCACCTACGACATGTTGTCCTACAACATATAGGTTTGCCATATCCCAAGTTCTGTCATTTCCACCAAATGCTAGGTTGTAGGAAACTTCATTGACAAAATCTAGAATATCATCAATACAATCCTGTGGACCATATCCAGTTGGATGGACATATCCAGGATTCTCAGCCATCATTCTTTCATATGCTTCAGCAGCAATCACTGCCTTATTAGCAATGATTAGATTGCGAGCATCACCATTACGATCAATTACTGGTTGTGGTAAGTTGTATGTAATAGTATCAAAACCAGAATTAGCAATACCAACGTTGAGTGTAATTGTAGTTGGAGTTACTGCAGTAATATTGATAGCATTGTCATAGAATGGATCAGATGGGCGAGGATAAGTGTGCTTGGTTGCATTTCCATCCTGGCTGCAAGTGAAGGTTAATGCATTATCAGCAATCTTAACACTTGTCCCTGTTGTCAAGGAATGATTACCAATCGTAAGTACCATTGTACCTGTAATTGGATCGTAAGATGCACTCGTAACGTCATGATTTACGATAGGTGATGCACCAACATCTAAAGTAATTGTTGTTGCTGTTACATTAGTAATGTTAACTGATGTTTGATATGAAGGGTCACTTGATCTAGGATAAGTCTTATTAGAAGTATTGCCATCCATCTCACAAGTGAATGTCAATGAGTTATCAGCAATCCTGACACTTGTGCCACCAGATAAAGTGTGATTACCAATCGTCAATGTCATCAATCCTGTAGTAGGATTGTAATCTGCAGCAGATACGTTAAACTGAACAATAGGTGATGCACCCACATTAACTGTGAATGTAGATGGAGTTGCATTTGTAATTGATAATGCTTGTCCAGAAGCAGGATCTGTTGGACGTGGATATACATGCTGAGTAGCATTATTATCCATATCACAAGTGAAGGTTAATGCATTATCAGCAATAGTAATAGTATTACCAGTTGATAATCCATGGTTTGCACTAGTGAATACAATATCACCTGAAGCAGGATCATATGCAGCACCCGTTACTGTGTATTGAGTGCCCGTGTTTGCTGTGATTCCATTTGCAACAGCAGATACAAATGTATGTGCGTAGTTACCACCAGATGAAATAGCGCCAGCAGTAGCAGATACAAATGTGTGGTTATATCCACCACCAGACTGTACTGCAGCAGTTGCTGTGCCACCTGCCCATGTGTGTTGAGCGTTACCATATGTCTGAGTTAGACCATGAGATCCAATAGAAAGTACTTTCTGGTTTCTCATTACCTGAGAAGCCATCTCCTTTGCTTGATCAAACGCATATGCAGTTTCTGACTCTTCACCTGCTACGTGAGCACCTTTAACATAAGAGTATGCTGCATCCCATGTCTTATCGTTACCACCATATGCTAGGTTGTCAGCAACTGCTTCAAGAAGATCTCTAACGTCATCAACACAATCAGCGGAGGTGTATCCAGCACCATACTGATGATTAGGAAACTCAATCATCATCCTTGCTACTGCTTCTTCAGCAATAAGTTCTTTGTTAGCAAGAATTAGATTACGTGCGTCTCCATAGCGATCTTTAACAAGTTCAGGAGCAACATATGTAATAGTAGTATCTTTAGACTGTGTTAGACCATGTGTACCGAAGATGAATACATCCTCATTACGCATAACCTGAATACACATATCTCTAGCATATGTAAATGCCTTGATAGTTTGATCTTCCTCACCTGCTACGTGAGCACCAGTTTCATAAAGGTATGCTGCATCATAAGTTTCGGCATTACCACCGAAAGCAGTGTTCTCTGCAATTGCCTCAATAACATCAATGATGTCATCCTTACAATCCTGAGGATTTCCTGTAGGAGTAACAAAGCCAGGGAAGTCAAGGACCATACGGTCATATGCTTCAGCAGCGATGAATTCTTTGTTAGCAAGAATTTGATCCTTAGCATCTCCAAAACGATCAGATACTAATTTCTTCTCACTGAATACTGCTTTTTGTCCGAGCTCAATTGTAGTAGCATCAATAACACGCTTAACATAGGTGTTATCAGGAATTACAGGAGAATTAGGACGTGAAGCACCAGCATTTAGTTTACCATCAGTAAACTCAGAAGGATCATAGTCAGCGACAACCATGCCCTGAACAATACCAGAAGTATCTCCAATGTTTACAATAGAAGATGCTGCGGTAGTAGAAGTTCCCTGACGGAGATATGCAAAGTTACGCATTGCTGCGATTGCTAAATCTCTGGCGTAGTTGTATCCTTCTAGAGTTTCATTAAGTTCACCAGTAATATAAGAAAGGTTATTACCAACATAATATGATTCAGCTGCCTGAATCGTATTGATGTTACCACCCAATCTTAGATCTTGTACAGCAGCATCAATCAAATAACCAATATCACGACGGCACTTTTCAATAGTGATACCTGATTTAATTACAAGACTTGGATATTTTCCAGTAATGTAACCATATGCTTCATGTGCAATGAAGTTTTTGTTCTCTTCAATTCTATCTGCAGCATCAAGATCTTTATTATTAATAGTAAGACTGCTAGGATTAAGAATAGATGCAGTTGCAGTAAATTTCTTAAATCCATTAGGAGATAGGGTAGCATTATAAATGTTACCTGCGCCAGCACTTCTAGGAGTTAGTTTAACATATAGTTTTTCATCACTTCTAGCACCAATACGGAATCCATCAATAGATGCTGCTGGTCTCTTGCCAGGATCATATGCTTCATCATCACCATAGTAGATCTTACTGTGGTTGTTAGGATCATTTGATGCCTTTACATCAATGGTGTAGTAAGCATTCTTTTTCGTATTCCCTTGGGTTTCAGGAATAGTTTTTGGTGGAATAATATCAGTGATGTATCCACCCTTGTCCTGATTAAACGCAAATCCTTTGAAACCAATTGCGTGTAATGAGGTATTACCAAAGTTGGAGTTAGAGTTGGTGATTGACATGTCACCACCTGACTCCATCAGGAAGTGATCAGCGAAACCAACAGCGAAGATAGAAACGTTCTGAATAAATGCGTCATCAGATGCACGAACGTGGAAGTTTCTCCAATCATCCTTCCAGTATGCATCACCCTTAGTGTGGTAAGGTACTGTTGCAAATGCATCAGTTAGTGATGCCTGATTGAACGTGTTAGAATATTCATCGTAACGAATGAATGCTCTATCATCTTTCTGGAGCGAAACACCCGTATACTGAGCGATAACCATTGATTTGAAACCAGTGGCTTTCAAACCATTCGCCCAAATACCGCAAATACCCCAAGTAGAACGGATAGAACAGTTAAAGACATACGGAGATGCGGATTCAACAGAGTCAACTTCCGCTTTAACTACCGCGTTTGCACTTAGTCCGCTTTGTGCTGTGTATACAGTTCCGCTAACAAGACTTACGCTAGTTCCAAGAGCTGCAACAGTTCCAGGAATTTTGTATGTGAACTTTCTACCGTCTACCAGATCAATATCTTCTACGGGGAAAGTACCATTGAGTTGATCATCTAGACCATTGTTCTCAATGGAAACGAACTGGTTCTTAAAGTATCCGTGATTAACCTTTGTAGTAACTTCAACTGTAATTGTTCCTGCAGGAGAAGAATCACTACACTTAATACTTTCAATAGAACGGATATCCGACAGAGGACCAACGATTCTAGTTTCTTGAATTCTCTCGCTGAATTCACCAGGATCATCAATTGTTGGTTGATACTGTGAGAATGCCTTAGCAACTTTCTGATAATATAGACCTAGTTCTTCCTTATCTGCATATTCAAATACAGTTAGCTTATGGTGAGAATAATTAGGAATTGCTAACTGATCCCAGTATCCATTCTGATAGTATACTTTACCTACACCATCATTCTTGTCATAAAGAGGTGAGGAAGGTTCTAAATCACCATCTTTAATAGTGAACTGCCAGAAATAGCAACCACCAGTAACATTAAAAATTGCAGATCTTTTTTCTAGTCTATCAGCAGGATCAGGAACATAAAGAGGACGAACAATAGTACGACGGAGATCATAACCTACAAGAGATGAACCTCTAGGAAGAATAGCACCACCTTCAGTATTGTTAAACCTGTAAAGAATATTGTTAGGATCAGAAATATCTAAGTTGGAATTATCTTCCCACTCATTCATCGTTTGATTGAAAGCAAACGCATCAATACCTGTGGTCCCTACAAGACCTGGACGGTTATCAATGTAGTGATTACCAGGCATAAGCATGACCGTAAATTGGTCAAACCTATCGTTATCTGGTCCTGGTAGGTACGAATACCTTGCTATTTCTAAAAAAGCACGTTGAATAGACTTAAAAGGTCTAATGGGTGAATTACCCCTGTTATTCAACTCATCCGATGCATTGAAGTCATCGGGGGAGACGTACAAATACTTACCAGTTTTACTACTAATAAGATTGTCAAGTCTAGTCAAAGCCATATTACTCAACCGCTGCGGTTACTAAGATCTGATCTCAGATTATTTATACAACTCCTGAGGCAGGATTTGAACCTGCGACCAAACGATTAACAGTCGTCCGCTCTGCCACTGAGCTACTCAGGATTGGTTGGGTGGAGGGAATACTTCATACCCTCAAGTTATGGGAATCGCTAAAGCGAATATTTGTACATAACAACAATGGTTCCCTTGGTTCGGGTTCACTTCCTTTAGGGAAGGCGAGTACCACCTCTAACCATTTACCTTACTCCGCCAAATTCCAACAGAGTTATTCAGTCACACCCTATGGAACTGATCAGGTTCCAATGGAGGTTAGGAGATTTGAACTCCTGACATCCTGCTTGCAAAGCAGGCGCTCTACCGCTGAGCTAAACCCCCAGAAGGGGGCATTTCACCCCCATGGACTACTTGGGTAAGAAGGCTAGTCTAACCCCCATCTCCCATTCAGGCAGTCGCAAGTTCGCGAGTGCGGGAGAATGCAACGATGTTGTTCGCTGCGACATCAGATGTTTTTGCATCTATTGGTTGCTTATCCAAGCAGGTTTCAGTCACGCTCCTTATACCCCGTCAAAACCATGGCACCCCCGTGAATGGAGGTGAGGGGAGTTGAACCCCTGTCCGAAATATCGGTGGCGTCACCTATTCCACAAAAGTGGAAAGCCAAACAACGGACTTGAACCGTTGACCTACTGTTTACAAAACAGTTGCTCTATCCAGCTGAGCTAGTTTGGCGTTTAAATTCTAAATGTCCCCACTGGGAACCCCAAAGTTTTTTACCTGTCTCAGGATCAATTCCCGAATCCATAACGTTATAGAAATTATAACCTAGGATGATATCATTTGTCAAGTAAGTTTTAATCCCTTTCCATTGGATCCAGCAATTACAATCGGTGTTCTTGCCATAGAACTTATTGCCAACTAATTTAAACAGTGTATCACATCCCTCTTTATATGTCTCGCCTTTTATGTCAAAATTTTTGACGCGAAATTTTTCCCCTTCTGGGTAAACACGCATCCTAAATTCCCTGTAGGGTTTATCCTGAGAATGATAGTATGCTTGTGTACCATGAAACCAATCGCCACCAATCCATTCATGATTAATAATAATTCTAGCATATCTGGTGGGATATTTTAATGCTTGTTCTTTATTGTCAAAAGTTCCTTCAAGATAATCATGAAAAAGTGTCATCAGGCATTAATTCTGGATTCATCATTTCTACAGGAAATAGACATGGGTGTAATTCTTCTTGAATTAAATATTCTGATGCTCTTTCAACTTGATCCCAAGTAAATTCAGGATTTGTTGCTGCTTCAGACTTAACCCAATGGTCTTCTAGTTCTTCCTTATCAATAGTATCGTAAGCGAACGGCATTCCCTCAATAAAATACATCTTCACAATGGTTGAATAGTTATCTGAAAAGGTGCAAAAAACGTATTTTGAGGAAAGCTTGTAACCTGGAAATGACATATTACATTGTCACAATCTGCATTATTTATGTGCATATGAGAACAAAAAGTTATTTACATACTCATCGGACCATTCTTTTCCAAACTTATTTGACATATATCCAATGACAGGATCTAGGTCTAGCATATACTGATCAAAGTTTTTATACACCTGTGTATCAATTCCTTTTGGTTGTGCAAAATCTAAAAGTTCTTTATATGCACTAACATATCGTTTAAAATTATTCAAATGATCTAGGATTTCATTTGATGTACACTTTCTAACATAGATGTACCTAGAGAAATGATTTCCAGATTCAAAAAATCTAATATCTCGTTTTGTGTTTCCAAGCATATCACCTATCAAATGAGTAATAATAGGATGATCAAAATCATAATTTGATGCTGGGTGTTGAAAGTCCCAGACTGCTAATACTCTCTTCTCATTGAAACACATTAAATCCATGCCTAAGCATGGAAGATTTTCACCAGTTTTAGGATAAACAATATTATTGTAGATACTGGTTGGACCGTCAGTAATAATAGTCTCTCTTGATTTTAAAATGTTTGGTCCATCATATAGTATAGATGATAACCTAGATCCATTATTACTCTTTTCTATAGCATTTAAACTTAAAGTTTCTACTATAAAATTTTGGTATTCTTTCCACATAGTTTTAATATAGGAGCGGGGGGACTTGAACCCCCACGACCGTAATGGTCAACAGATTTTAAGTCTGGTGTGTCTACCTATTCCACCACGCTCCCTCATGCTCGCTGTCAGGATTGAACTGACCTTAGGCGAATTATGAGTTCGCTGCATTCACCAGATTGCTAAGCGAGCGATCATACACAAATGGGTCCATCCGATTTTTCAAATTCATAAATTACATCACTTCCCCATACTACTTTACCGTCTCTCCATCCCTGATCTCTGCTCTTGTAGTAATCTCCGTTGAACTTCACTGTAGATTTTAACATACCTCCGTTGATAATGCAAGCGTCAGTCTTAACTTTACCGTCATAGTGGTCACCAGCATCAAAGAACATCATATCACAGCAATAATTATGATCACCCCAATCAGGTGTCCAATTCTGTACAATGATAACTCCCTGTTGCTCAGAAACTTTATGCCATTTATATCTGTAAGGATTTTCTTCACCTAGGTAATGATACCATTGTTTAGATTTAAATTGATGCAGTCCTATACGTTCCCAACGAAGCTTGCAGTGTGCATACTTCGCTGGGTTACCTGCTGCTTGGTGCCAATTGTCGTAGAATCCTTCAAGTTTATCACAAAAATCAACCACATTCATTGCTAAAAAATTCCTCTACTTTTCAGATATTGTAAGGTTTCTTTCATGTTACCAACATGTTGTTTACCAATACTCACTTGTGGATAGGTTGCGTCACCACCGAATTCCATTTCAAATTCGGTTTTAGTAAAATGTTTGTCTAATTTATATTCTAGAAATTCACTGACTTCAGGAACAGCGCGAAGAAGTTGGGCAATTCTCTCACACTCTTGACTGCCGTCAGTGTATATTACTGCAGTTGTCATTTATTGGTGGGGTTTATGATCTTTGAATTGATCGTGGTTTCCATCGCCAGGCATTTTGCCATAGGCACAATATTGAATTGCTTGCATAGATCCTTCTAGTCTAGTAAGATCTCGCTCAATTCTAACATACTCGTCGTATGCTTCTTGCAATTCTTGTCTTCTAGAAGACAATTGCATGGTACGTTTAGTAAAACGGTGAATTAATTGTTCGTAATTTTCAGTAGGTTTAGTCACGTTGTCTCCAATCATCTGGTTTGTCACGTTGAAACCAGTCAACTATTTCATCTGCTCCTTCAAACCCCGTTTTGTAATTAGATGGGTCGGGGTCTCCTAGTCCCATCTTATTCATAAAATCATCCATGGTGCCCTCCTCAATGTCTTGAGCAGCATGACGACGTGCTTGCTGTAACCAGTTTCTAGCAGTTGTATGACGTTTGGCAAGTTTCTCTGCCCAAATCATATCTGGTAGATCTACTGCTTCCTTGTTCGCGATCTTTTTGCAAATACCTTCCAATCTGAGGCGATACTTAGTAGATAGCATGTCATTCTCTTAACTTAGATTCCAGATCTGAGAGTTTAGTAAACTCTAGGTGTGCCGATTCCTGACGTACACACACAATATTTAGAATGTCTTCAAGGATTGTTTGATTATCTATCTCGTCATCAAGATAGTTGTCCAGTGCTTCTTTTAGATATCTGTATCTGTGCCACTCTGGACTATATGGTTTGTAATGCATGATATAGCAGATATACGTTCATAGTATAGGACAAAAAAAGAGGGGTGTCAAGCACCCCTCAACTTTTCGTTAGAATCAGAAGGTATACTTCAGACCCAATTTAGATCCGTAACCACGGTCAATATCAGAATCACCTGAACCTTGGAAAGAAACCTCACCATATGCACTAAGTGCGTCAGTCACGCCAATGCCGAGACCTGCTTTACCCGAAGGAACAGTGTCAGTTTCACCGCCATCTGGAGAGACGAGACTAGCGCCACCTTGAACATACCATGAAGTGCTTTCACCAATAACACCTTCGTAGCCCACGTGAGCGTCTGTAACAGTACCTGCATAGTTTGAGCCAGTCCAACCTGAGTTTGCTTCTACGTTAACGTAGGGTCCTGCAAATGCAGCGCCAGCGGACATGGAGAGAGCAGCGGTTGCTGCGAGTGCGGATTTAATCATTTTTTTACCTTTGTTAGTTTACTTGCGGAGTGGTTACCCGCAGATGGAGAGTCGGTTGACCCGACTGCTTGAATATTGTAGCACATGATGCGGTTGCGCGTCAATCGGTTAGTACGAGTACTTTCCTGATTTGCTACAAGGATAATTTATCAGGGTTAAGTCCAAAAAACAACCCCCCTTGTGCCAGTTTTGGCATGAGTATATTTTACCATTATGATAAGTTTTACTTATCGTTTAATCCATCTAGGTAAGTAAAATATTAGAAAAGCTAGTGACCAAAAGGTAACTAAGACTACCAAATGGAATAATTTATTAGGATGAACAATCAGACCTATGACCACAAGTCCTATCCATGTATAATCTAAAGCGCCATGAAATCTGTACCATGTGTTGGCACCATAACGTTCAATAAATTTATTTCTTTGATTTGCGAACCACGGTGATACGTGTCTCATCATAACAAAACCTTCGTTAAAGAACATAACGAAGAATCCAATCCAAAAAATCATAGTTAATTAAGATAAATTAGTGCTCCTGTAACGGTAACGTTACCTTTACCAGTAATTGCAACAGTAGAATCAGAATCAAGAGTTGATGGACCCACAGATTTTAATCCTAATGCTGCACCTGCTGTAGCTGTTAGTGCTGCTCCAGCATTAATATTAAGAGCAGCAGCAGCGTTGATTGTGACAAGATTAGCGGAATCAATAGAAATTTTACCAGCAACAGTTTTAACTGTGAATGCATTAGTTCTATCTTTAATAAGAGGTGGTGTAGGAGGAGTACCTAATGCTATTTGCTCAATGATACCACCAGCACCCAGACTAATATCACCCTTTGCTTTAATATTCATATGTCCTGGTGATACCACGTTAACTGACGCACGAGGATCATACTGTAAACTTACCTCTTCAGAAGCAACTTTCGCTTCCTGTCCCTCAACTACTGAAATCTTTGTGTCAACTGCTTCAGTTATTTGACCAGCATGAAGTTGAAGATCACCACCACCGTTAGGACCAGCTTGAAGTAATACCGATCCTTTACCAACCAAAGATAGTACATCAGCAGCTTCAAGGGTTATATTAGTTGCCTTGATTGTCACATGACCATGGCATTCAGTAACACCATCACCATATAATAATGTAGAAGCTGCAAGACCAGTTCTCCCAGATTCTTCAGTGGTTGTTGATTCTTCACCCTCAGTAGGTGAATCAGATTTAGCAGATGCAACCTCAATTTTAGGTCCATCATACTTAAACATACCACCGCCTTTGGCATTAACTAAGAATCTACCACCACATGCTTTACCATTGCCACCAGATCCTGTCAGCATCATGATATCTCCATTTTGCTGAATGGAGATACCCATGCCATTAAGTTTATTGCGAATCTCTAAATCACCATCATCATCTAGTAGAGTGTATCTCTTACCATTAATAAGGACCGTAATCTCTCTATCAATTTCTAGATCTTGAGATTCATTTTCAGTACTAGGAGAAGAATTGTCCCTAGATGCTAATTCTTGCTGTCTGCTCATAATTTACTCCTATGGACAATCAACGTACTTACCAGTGCCAATCTTGGCAGATCCAACCTCAACTCGTGCCTCTCTATCAAGACATGAGAATGATGGGATAAACCTTGCACCATATCCACCACCACCTAAGATAATAACCTTAGGGTATTTACTGAACGTGATTGATCTATTCTTTATTCGTACACTAACAACTTTTCCATCCTCTACTACAGCTTCAGCAACTGTAGGGTCACCATCTACATATACATCTGGTTGAGATGTATATTTTCTACCAGGACTTAGCATGGTGAATGAATCAATGATACATTCTTTATTTGCAGTTTGTGGTGTATTGAGTTTATATCCAAATCCAGGATCAGTAATCCTAATCTCAGAAACGCGACCACTGTCATCTAATAGGGCAATACCTGTTGCTCTAGATCCTTCACCAGGAATGATAACAGATGGTGCTTCCTGATAAGGATCACCAGGTCTATCAATTGGAATATCAATAATACCACCACCTGGTGTAGTGATAGGATTCCCAGCAGTAGGAGTCTCTGGTAACTTAGTAGGTTCCTCATTAGTGCTTTCTTCGTTCTCCATATCCTCCATTTCTTCTGGACTAAATCCTGAAGTATCTGAAACAATTATAACACTATCCTGTGCTCCTGTACCTGCAATACCAAATACCAACACCTCTTCGTTTTCAATGTCAGCATCTTCAGCAATACCAACAACAACTTGAGCAGCATTGTCTTGTATTACAAAATTTCCTGATAGTTTTCTTTCAACAATATCACTAGGAGTAATTCCTGTTCCAAATATACGATAGAATAACCTAGTACCAGAACTTACATTAGTGGTAGTAATATTAAACCTAATAAACTCTCCTTCCTTCACTGAATTTCTATCAGCAACAACTTTATAAGTTGGAGTTGCTGTTGGATCAGTATCTTCTAGGTCAGTAGTATCTTCTGGTTCAGGAGTAATTAACTCTGGTAATACAGGAATAGGTGGAGTAGATGGTGGTGGTGGAGGTGATGTTGGAACTTCTCCAATTGGTGGGACTGGATTGTTAGGTGTATTAATAGGGTTCTCTTTTATAGTGCATTTAGCAACATATTTTTTAGCGTACACAGGAACAGTACCTGGTGAACCTCTTGTAATTCTAAGATAAAAATTCTCAGCATCGTCTTCAACAGAATCTGCAAAAGTTCTGACTTTAATAGTCTTTGAAGTTTCGCCAGGAGCAAATCCTAAAATACCATCGGTCTTTTGATAATCAACATTCTCTTCAGCAGTACCGTTTCTGGTATAGTAACCAACACTAGATGAAATATTAATATTACCAGATCTATTAATCTGGAACTCTGCAACATCTCCCTCAAGTACTTCTATATCACTCCAAGAATAAGAAATAGCTTTAGAAGATTCAGGGGGATTTTGAATTCCACCAACAAATACAACTTGTGTAGGTCTTAATGTAGTTCCTGTGTATGCATCTTCACAGGTATATCTCGCCCAGTCTTCACCAGTTACAGGGAATAAATCATCAGTAATATTTTTTAGTAAGTCATCTAAGAAATCACCACGATCATCTGTACCACAATTAGTACAAACTTTTGTAGTTTTAGAGCATGATTTACCAGGACCATTACATTGAATTCCAAGTAGATCTAGAACATAATTAATCGCATCGCCAATAATATTGATAGCAGAAGCAGCTAATCCAAGGATATCTTGTAATGGTCCAAGAACTGTTTCCAATAAGTCATTCATTAATGATTGAATCTTATTAAGAATACCCTCTACAAATTGATCTACTTGGCATGCTGCTGCCTTGTAGATGTTAAACAGATATCCAAAAATAAGATCCTCAAGAAATTTAGCAAGTCTATCTCCTAAGTCTGCCATCTGACAACCAACAGAGTTTAGGATATTATTAAAGAATAATGTAATACCAGATAGGGAATTACCATCTTCAGATGGACGCAGAAGAATATTGATTAGATCTTTGATTCCTGCTTTTAGTTTTTCTAAAATAAATCCTTTGACTGAAGCAGTAAAAGTTCTAATAATTCTAATTGATTTATTGACATACTTTCTACCAATGCCAACAGCATCAAATAATTCTCCAGATAACTCACCTACTAAGTAAGTACCCAATTTACCATCATTTCTCTGAGTTTCATAAAGCATCTCAGAAAATAATCTAGTAAAGGTATTTTTTAAATCAGTCTCTTTACCACAGGTATCAGCAACTTCCAGACACCAGTCAATTCCACCAGGATTACTCTCAGTGTTTGGAGCATATTTTGCTTTTATAAAGTTATTAACACCTGAAGAAATTACTGTATTTGTTTCTCCATCTTTAACTTGAGTACCTGTAATAGAATGACCAGCTTCTTGAGGAGTTGGTTTTGCTGTAGAGTCATCATCTTGATCAAATGGAATCTTATTATCATCAGCAATATAAGTAATAAATTCCTTGCAACCAGTTTCACCTGGCGTAGGATCTTGAGCAGGTTCCTCATTAGTAGAATTAGCAACTCTACCAACAGAACCCATAATTACAGGTTGTTGTTTTTCAGGATCTAGGAAGAATCCTATTACCCATATACCAGGTCCTAGTTGATCAGATACTGATGTAGCTCCACCTGGCGTATGTGGGGATGTCACAGGCATCATTGTAATTGCCCATGCCAAGTCATCAGATGATACTGCATCACATGACGAAGGGTGATGTCCTACAATTCGGACTTTATAACGTCCAGATTGTTTGAAATCACCTTTCTTATCAGATTCAATTTGACCAATCCACCACTGGAATCCATCTCCTCCAATCTGATTTACTGGATATAACCCGTTCAGATCCATATTAATCAGTCTTCGTAAATTCTACATTCATCAGCTTCTGGTTCCATTTCACAATACAATTCCAATGCGGTTGGGTCGTGATGATCACCACTTTCAATTTCTTTTTTGTGGTTTTTAGCGTAAACTTCTAGTTCATGCAGTTCTTCTTCTACATGACGACGCATTTGTGGATTGGTTGTTGGATCCTGAAGGATTTCTTTGTCTTTTTGAATATGAGATTCAATAGAGTCCATATTTACTCCTTAACGTACGTTGCTTTCTTTGTTTTTAATACCGTATGAGTCACGGATTAATTCAAGTACAGTATATACATTCTGTTCAGATATGTCAATTTGTTGATTGACTGTTTTGATCAAATATGTACCACTATGTTCTGGATCCCAGACATCATCTTTTCGGATTTCATCTGGTACTTGATTAGGAATTCTTATTTCTATAGTATCCCCAGCACATAATTCTAAATGACCAGTTAGAGAAATAGTTAATTCCTGATTGAACATAATGCCTGTTCTAGCAATACCTTGTGAAAGATACTGCTTTTGCATGTCGGAAAACGTATTCGTAACTCCTTGATCACCTAAAGCGTCGTCTTCATTTGAAGCAATACTAGTACCGTTATACCAGTTTTCATGATTAACAATGGTTGACATTACTCTAGTAGGATACTCAGATAATGTTGTTTGTCCAACTGGAAGTTTTGTTTGACTTCCAAGATGAATCATATCATTCCAAGTATCTTTTAAAGAATATACATACTCCTCATACTTTCCAGTATTTATGTTGAAAAAACAAACAATTGAAGAGTATGCACCTTCGCGCATTTTCTTCATCACATCTATCTCACCATTATATCGCACTTCTTGAATCTTATTCAAGCTTTCGTATTCAGTTCTTCCAGGTGAATAATTATAAGGTTCTTTTGGATCTGCAGATATAAGTGTATCAATAGATTTGAAGTTAAAACCTTTCCTTGTCTGAAAAAAGAAATATCCAGCTGTTCCACTACCTTTGTTTGTGGATGTTACATCACTAACTTTTGAAGATTGACTCTTATTATCAGAAGGACTATTCTTCATCTTTTTAGAAAATGTTTCTACTGATATTGTTTTAGGACACAGAGATCTAATAATTGAATACGGAGTTTTTTTCGCTGGAACCATCTTTATAGAGTTTGCAGATGGTTCTGAATCAATAAGTCCTCCAGTTACATTCAAATATTGAGAAAGAAGATCCTCAACAACTTTAGATGTTGTTCCAGAGATAGTTCTATTAACTCTAACTGATTCATTAATTAAACCTTCTTCTGAAATAAGCATTAGAGTGTAGATTTGTCCTCTATCAACAGCCATTCTATTATCTATTTTCCAGACACGAAACTCATAAGAATAATCATCTCCTACAACATCCTCAACTTCAATAACAACCTTCTCACCTCCCTGAAGTGGCATGGATGCCATTAAGTTTTCAGCATTATCAACAACAACTAGTGTAGCACCATATGATGGCCAAAGAACACTCTCGTGATATTGAAAGTGTGATGCCATATGTTTTAAGTTAGCATATGGTTTACCATCTTCTTCTCCAACTTTCCATATGGCAACTGACTTAACAAGACACGACTGTGCGTATGGTTTTTCTTTAAAATTTGCCATGATTAATTATATACAGATGGATATAAAATAGCGAATCCAGCATCACCCTTTGCATCAATACGAGATCCTGATCTATCAGTCTGTTCTTCTACAGAATCAACTGAATTTATCACAATAGGATCTATAGTTCCCAAATTCTTATCTAAACGTTCTAATGATTGCATTCTGGATGACATATCAACGATAGAAGTTTTTGATGTACCTGCTGTAGGAGAATGAACTGAGTTATAAAGTTTCTCTCTTTGCTCATCGGACAGTTTTGGATTATTATACATCGCATTAGGTCCAGTCACCTGATCATATGCTGCTGTTGGTTGTGGACTAATTAGATCTTCAATCAACATTTGGGCAAGCATAATAAGTGGATGTGCAGGTTTAATTCCACCTCTAACAGGAGGTTTAACACCACCAGTTGATATCTGAGTCCTCAAATAATTTGCTCTAGCACTATTAGGATATGCACCACCTTGTAATTTAGTAGCAAGATCTCTACCCTTATTAAACATTTGAGGAGATACCTTTGCTTGAGGTTCTAAGAAATTAATACGAGGAGCTCCACCAGGAACGATACTATTTACAACACCACCAGGAAGTTGTCTACCACCAAGAGATCCTGTAGTACCAGCATATCTATTAGCACCACCGAAAGTAGGTGCAGAATATGCACCTTTACCAAGGATTTGTGGTTTGTTAGATGGTATGAAACTCTCTCCCTGCATCATGGCATTGAATCCTTGATAATTCATACCAGTAAATCCAGCACGAACACCTCTAGTTCCTCTTGCTAATCCACTAGGTCCACCACTACCGTAATTATTATTATATCTTTCAACTCTTCCAGGACCACCTGAACCACGTTTTCCATATCCACCATTTCCACGATTAAATAAACCTAATAATTTTTGGAACCAATTTTGTTCTTCAGGTTCATCCATGGAAGGATTTGTAATTATATTTCTTCTAGTACGTTCTTGGGTTGATGCGTCAGACTCTCTAATTAAATTTGATGTGATTGAATTATTAACACCAAATGCTGATGCAATAGGAGCACTAATTTCTCTAAGTTGAGATCCAATTCCCTCAACCATACCTCCCATGCCAGCAAGAGATTTCTGTAATAAAGACATGGTAACAATACCAGTTGCTTTAATAGGAAGTTCCATGACCTTCCTAAGATCCTGTGTTTTCTCAGTAAGATCAGGAACATACTGAGGTTCTGCTGATAATACTGTCTGGAATAGATTTTGTGCGAAAGGTTGTTCTGTTGGTGTTGATGCCTTTGGCATAATACCTCTTTCAGCAACCTGAGGTATCATTGATTGTTGTGGTTTTGGTCTTACCTTACCATCAACTGCACTTGGTTCTCCTTGAGTGTAATTGTTATCAAGTGGAATAATTAATTCGTCGCCATGTAATTTTGCAAGATATCCACTATCAGGACCAGAAGCAATACCACCTTGCTCAAATCCAATACCTAAATCATTATAGTCATTAGGATTCCATTGCTCACCTACATCAGCATCAGCTTTATCTTGCATTAGATTCAGCTGTACAACATCAGATTTCTCTTCACCAGGATCTATGTACTCTCTAGTTCCAGATAAATCAAACTCTTGTTCTTGTTCACCTTCTCTTCTTTGGATCTGCTTTTCATCTTTTTGATCAACAGCAAGGTTATTTTGATCTCTAAGAATGTCTATAATAGAATCCAACTTAGTCTCAAGCATATCAGAATTATGCTCAAGTTGTTTGATAGTACCAAAAATACCCTCATTGGTTTGGATGACTGATGATTGAGTATCATCTAGTTTCTCACTCAATGTATTGAAGTTGTTATTAATTGCTTCTACTGCAGCAGTTAATAGAACTCCAAGTTTAGGATCTTTTACCTTAACTGGTTTTTCATTACTAGTAGTGCTCTTCGGTTTATTTAATACTGGATTTTTTGCTCTATACTTTTTTTCCTGTTCACCTGCCAATTGCTGATATTCTGGCAATCCTCTAAGATGAACAGGTACTCCCATTAAAGGGTCTTCAGATTTTTGCCCCCTTGCAAAATAATCTGGGTAACTATATCTGTCACCAAATTTCTTGTCTCTAAGAAATCCTGGTGTCATTCTATATTTTAATGCATCACCAAAAAACTCACCCCTTACAAGTTCTGGATCAATATCATATTTTGCTGCTTCTCTTTCAGCAACTGCTCTTTCTTGCTTTGCATCTCCACGAGCATTCTGTATAACATTATAAATCTTAGAAGCGATGGACGTTGTTAGATCACCACTATATGTCTTTTGTATATTCGCCATATTATGCTCCTAATACCGCCATCTGATAGTCCTTCAAAAGATTACTATTTGTAGTATTACTAGTTATAACACTATTATCAGCAGTTTTAGCAACAACCGTCTTAGTAATAATAACAGTTTGAATAGCTACAGATTCTTCAGTATCATTTAAAGCAGAACTAATTCGTTCCATTTCATCTAATGAAGACCTTGAAGAAGAAATTTTAGTACCAAAATATGCAGCAGGATCGTTTTTATATTTCTCTTTTAGTTCATCATTTATTCTAATATTTCTTAAAACTTCTGGACTTGTAGTACCAGATCCAAATCTTCTATCTAAATCATTTGGTTTTTCTAAACTTGGTACGTCATTAATACCAAATTCTGCTTTCTTACTTTGAATACGTCCACCCAATTCCCTAATAGTAATTGCTCCATCATTATTAGTATCCAACGGAGCATTGGAATTATATGCTGAAGACGGTGAACGATATAATTCAAAATCAGCTGATTTACTTGCATAACTTGGAGCAAATACAACAGCATATAAATGTCCTGCTGTAGCATTTTTAGGAACTCCCCAATAATCAAAGTATTTTTCAACATATTTCATCTGCTCAGCACGACTCATTCTTACAAGAGCTGCTTGCGTAGTTCCAACTGCACGGGCACTATCTTCACTAAACTGAATTAGTCCAACGTGTGTTCCATTATCCTCTGCTGGATCAAATCTAGATTCAGATGCAAATAATGCCAACATATCTGCTGGATTCACACCATATTTTCTAGATAATCTACTAACTTCAGATAAAAATGCAGTATCATCACCGATTAATCTTTTTGCGTGACTGGTTAAAGTAACTCCAGAAATTCCACCCGCACCTTGACTATAATCTTTTCCATTTGGAAAATTAAAGGTGGGAGATCTTCCCTCTATACCCTCAACATATCTGATTAAATCACTTGCATTTCTATACCATCCGCCACCATTAGGTTCATAGAAGTCTAGACTTGTATGCCAACCACTCATTCCCCCAGCACCTGGCATTGCACTATTTTTAGAAGGATCCCAACCAACCTTACCAAGATATTGACCAGCATGAACGGTAGAACCTTCAGTTACTGCTACACCTTTAGGATCAAAGTGAGCGTATAAACTTTCAAATTCCTGATTATTATTTAAAGGATCCTTACTTCTGATGGTAACTGACATACCATATCCATCACTTCTCTGTTTAACTGAAACTACTTCACCAGGAAAAACTGCATAGTTATTACTATAATCATTGAAACTAAAATCTATTCCATGCTCACCACTTGTATCTGGTCCTTGTCCACTACCTCTAAAAATAGTAACAGCATTATTTGGAAGAGATTTATATGATATTGGACCATCAGGAGAATACTCTGCGTTGATACCAGGAGTAGAAGGATCATAATCATTTGGTGATGGTATTGAACCTTCATCTATAGAACTAGATGCTCTGGCAATTTTTTGTTCTGAAATAATTTGCTGTAATCTATCAACTGGTTGGACAACTGATACTGGTGTTGCAGTTTTAACACGTCCTATGTCAGATTGAAAAGGTAGTCTCACAAATTCATAAGGGACTCCAGTTTTATTAATTTCAGATTGTATTTCCCTACTAGTTCCAGTTGAATCTCCTAAAGATCTAGCAGAACTTACTAACATAGAAATTTGAGTATCCATACTAGAAAGCATAGAATCCATAGAGTTTTCTCTATCTAAATTAGTAATTCTTGCTTCTGTACCATGTAAGATTCCCATTCCAGGTTTCGTCAATCCAGAACCAGTCTCATACTGATCTGGCATTGTATCTAATGGATCATATCCTAAATCTCTTGCAATATCAGCAGCAACAAAACCCCATCCAATAAAAGGAACAGCACTACCTAAACTGAGCATAGCACCAACAGTATCACCCTGACTTGCTCTATATCCTGCCTCTATAATAGAAATACCAGTTCCAATACCAGGAACAAACTTTAAAGATTTTTGTGCGGTCTTTCCTGCAACCTTTCCAGTAAGTTTTTCAGCAGCTTTATTTGTTGCTTTTACACCAGCACCTGACGATAAACCTTTTTGAAACCTCTGTGTTGTTTGTTTTATTACTTGCTTCTTATTTACAGTTTTCTTTTTAATATTTCTAGGAGTATTTTTACTGTAAATATCCTCTGCGCCAGATGCAAGAGTATCATCAAGAAGTTGCTTACCAGATTTTCTAGTACTTCCTAAATCAGTTCTAAATCCTTGCCCAGCTGAATCTTTTCTAAAATCTGCTGCTGCTTTTGCTCCTCCTGGATCTTTTACCAGTTGATCAACAATTTGATCAGCAGTTCCAGATCCATAATCAGTAAAACTTTGAACGGTTGCGACAAGACCCTTTTTAAACTTTTTATCAATTCTTCTTAATATAGGTGATTTTGATGCAAGAGGAGATTTACCCTGAAATGTTGCTCTAGCAAAATTACGAACTAAACTTGCAATAGGGTCAGTTTTACCTTTAAGAGCAGTAACAACTGAATTAAGAAGATTTTTAGTTCTTTTTCTTAAGGCATTTTGAACTATATTACTGATAAGATTTGAAAGTCCTAGTAATTGACCTTTTTTCTTAGATTTTTCAAATTCTTCTATTTTTTGTGTAGAAGATAAATCTTGCTTCTGTTCTAACTCTGCTTCTCGTCTTTCTACCTTTCCAGCTTCTACTATTTCTTTCTGATAGTCTCTCTGTGCTGAGAATATATCAAGAATTGAATCAAATTTAGCACCTAAGAGTTCATTTTGATCATAGACTAGTTTTTGAGTATGTACGAGATTAGTGTTTAAAGACTTTACCTCGTTTGACAGCTCGCCTACAGAATAGTTTATTACATTTAACTTATTTTCAAGTCCTGCACCTAATAATCTTGCAGTGAACTTTCTAACCTGCTCATCTTTTACTGGAATATTACCATCATCTTCATTAAAAGATTCCTCAGCCTTTTTTACAGCATCTCCAGAACTTCTATTAGTAACAGGAGAAGATTGATTAGGTTTATCGGATGGTTTTGGTGTAGTACTGTCAATTTTCTTTCTACCCAGTACTTTATTAAAGAGATCTCCACCAAATTCAGTTTTTAATGCACTGACAAATAAAGATCCTGTTTTTGCTTCTTCTAATCCTTCTGCTGCTCGTTCTTTTTTTGCTACTTTCGCATTGTCACCAGCATTCAGCACCTTGTTAGCAATACCACTAGCAATGGCACTTGTTAGACTTCGTGTAAATGTTTTTGCGATTGCTGCTGCTGCCACTATCTGTTCTTAGCTGCTTCTTGTTTTTGTTTGACTTCTTCAAGGTATTGCATGAGGAAGGTTGTATAAACTTCCCTTTCCCATGGCATCCAATTTTCAATCTCAGTCAAACTATATTTATGGTACTGCATCAAAGCAAAATTCATTCTATAGTACCCTTCCAGATTATTTTGGAAGAGTGCTATGCGAAAAAACTCTGTAATCCCTCAATCGTGAATTCAGATTCAACTCCAGTATTAGGATTGACAACAGTAAAAGAATGCTGAAGTTTAGGTGCGGTTGAGTAAAACTGCTGAATTTTCTCAAATTGCTTTGTGGTCAAACTATCAACAAAATCCTTAAACTCTTTTTTTGACGTAGTTGACGAATCATAGACATCTTCACCTTGAAAGATCTGTTCAATAGATCCTGCAATAAACCCATAAACCTCTTCAGTTTGCATGTCTTTCTGCAGAAACTCCCTATCAACAAATTGTTGCATACTAGGATAGTTCATAATAATACCAGATTCATCGTCAAACATGATTTTCTTATCATGTCCTTCTGGTTTAAAAACTTCAACTTCATTGATATTGATGACATGCTCAACTACAGTCTTATCATCATCCTGACAGGTTACAGACAATGTAATCGTTTCACCAATTGATGCTGCTCTAATTTTCAAGAACAAGTATTCAAGATCAAAACTAGGTAAAGTTTCAACCTTAATTCTTGAAATACAGCAATTTTTGATAAGATCCTTAACCGCTGATGTAATTTGCTTTTCGTCCTTAGACTCTAATGCTAAAAGAAGCACTTTTTCTTCTTTTACAAGAAATGGGCGATATCTAACGGTTTTCCCTGTAGAGGGTAATTCAAGTTCAAACGTAGGATACCCTAACTTCGGTAATGCCATAAAAATGATTTCAAGTCGTATATTTATATATAGCGACTTTTTGAGGCAAAAAATAGCGGGAAAAATTTTCCGACTTTTACAGAATCAAAAAATCAATTTTCGTACACCACATGGTGTCTTGTGTAATAGAAGTTAGCTGTAGCACGTGTGATTTGTGATGATCCGTAAGAAAGAGGTACAGAATCAATACTATATGGATAACAGTTCTCTAAGATATATGTCATTGATTTTCTTGGAGTATCCGTTGCACTATCAGCTGATAGTATCCCACTACTACCAATTATAGTTTCTCCAAATGGTCTATTTGTAACTGGCATTTCAGTTTTTACAATCTTGCAGTTACATGTATAATCATCCATATATCTAAGACGATTAACCCTATTAGTTAACTTTCTTCCTTGAGGATCAACTGCTAAATCTTCACTAAAGATGTAATCATACCAAGCAGTAAGGAATTTTAAAGGAGTTGCTTCAGCATCTAGTTGAAAACCCAAACTCAAATCTGTAAATATTCTTGTGTGTGGATAAGATATTGGTCCTTCTCCCAAGTATCTTCCTGTTATTTGAGCAACACCAGACTGTACATTAGGAAGTTGAGCTTCATCACATAGCATGTTCACAAAAGATTCATCAGTATAAAAATCTGTAACGGGTGTTAATGATTTACCCGTGAAATCAAAACTAACCTCATACTGAGTGGTGAGGGACATTCCGCCCCTAGCACCAATGCTCTCCATGAATTCATCTATTCTTGTTACTGCCACTGCTAAATATAATTGTGGGATCTTATATATTTATGGCATACTCGGGACTGTACAAACCAGTCAATCCAAAAAAGTATCGCGGCAATCCTACTCGCATTATCTATAGGTCATTATGGGAACGTAAGTTCATGGTGTTCTGTGATAATAATCCCTCAATTTTAGAGTGGGGTAGTGAAGAAGTCATTATTCCATATCGTTGTCCAACTGATGGACGAGTGCATAGATACTATCCAGATTTTTACATCAAGGTGCGCGAAAAATCTGGAAAGTTAACGAAATATATTATTGAAGTAAAACCCAAGAAACAAACATCACCACCGCATGCTAAAGATAAAAGAACTGCTGCCTACAGACGGGCTGCCCTGACGTTCGCTAAGAACCGTGCCAAATGGAACGCTGCTCAGGACTTCTGTGAGGATAGGCAGATGAATTTTTTAATCCTAACAGAAGATCACTTATTCTAGGTAAAGAGCAATGGCACAAGGATTTGCAACAATCCAGCGTAATCAACAGAAGAAAGACTCTGGATACACAACACTATTTGAGAAGATAAACTCAGCGACAGAAGGACAACCAAAATCGTTTACATGGTATAAGAACGCAGTAATAAAAGCTTCTCAAAATTATAAAAAAGATCCAACTAAAATAATTAAGCAAGAATTTATTGATAGTCAAGGAAAAGAAGAACAACCAGATGAAAATTTACTAAGACGTTATGCAGTGTCTGGTCACATGTACATGTTTGAATACAAGGCAAAAACAAAATGGTTGCCTTACTATGATGAATTTCCTCTTGTATATGTAATAAAAGCAACACCTCAAGAGTTCTATGGTGCTAATTTACATTATCTAACTCCAAAGAAACGTGTAATGGTAGTGCAACGTTTATTAGAAGGTCGTATAGATATACCTAGGACCTGCGTTCATAAATATTTAACTAGTCATATTGACGGTTATTTACTTGACCTTGCCTCAGAAGAATGGGACACTGCCATTCTTTTACCAATAGAAAATTTCGTCAGAAATGTGAAAGGCAGCGTCGGTAAATTTCCATACACTAAAGAACTTGTATGGGAAGAAACTGACGAAACATATTATGAAAGAATCAAAGCACGAAGAGTTGTTCGTGGTTATGGTAAAAGAAAAGACACACAGATGGCAAAATAATGGCATTACCCGACGAAGGATTTTTTAGACAGAATGATTATTTCCGTGGTAACGACGGGAAATGGTATCTCTATGAAGAAAGAAACAAGGGATTTACTGATGTTAGAAACGGCAAACCAGCAGGAGACAACTCAAATTTTCGCGAGTTTCCTCCTGATGTTATACCAGAAAACCTCCGTATAGATAAAAGTGCTGATGTTATAGAGAATAGGGAAGATAAGTTTGTCATTGGTTCAGTATCTGCTGGAAAACTTACAGATAGTAGTGGCATAGGTTTAAAATATCCTAACCAAATGATTGAAGATAATACTGATTATGTAATATTTCAATTTGCCAAATATGTACCACCTTTCGGTAAGTCTGGAGAAGGTGGTGGAAATATGCTAGACAATTATAATGCATCCATTTCCAATAAAAACTTCAAGTCAACACCTGTTACAGTTTCTAAATCGGAATTTTTCAACAAGAACCCTAAAGATGGTGAGAGTGCTACACAAGAAATCAAATCAATAATCTTACCAATGCCTCAGGACTTGAGTACTGAACAGAAACAAGACTGGCAAAGTAAAAGTTTTACCCGTCTTGGTGCTGCTGCTATTGCTGCACTTGGTGGTGGAAGTTTTAGTAAAGCAGACGCTATGGCAAGAAACGTTGGTGGAAATTTAAAGGCAATTAAAGATGCCATAACTACCTCTGGATTAAATGCTATTCCAGGTGTTGGAGGTAACCTCTCATTCAATGACATAACTGGATCAACTAGAGGTGTTATTTTAAACCCAAATGCAGAGTTATTATATGATGGTCCATCAATAAGAGAGATCGGCATGGTCTTTAAAATGGTGCCGATGAATCGTGATGAAACAAATACGATCAAATCAATTTGTGATGCATTCAGAACAGCATCACTACCAATATTTGCTGGAGAAGGTTCAATTGATATCAGTGACTTAAAAAATCAAAAAACAGACACTTTAGCAGACTCTAACTTTATTAGAGTACCTTTACTTTGTAAATTCACTTTTATGAAAGGAGGTGATAGACATCCCTTCGTTGCACAATATAAACCATGTGGAATTGCTTCAGTTGAAATCAACTACACACCAGACGGTACATATGCTACCTATGAAAATGGTTCACCAGTAGCAACCGAAATTTCTCTCAAATTTGTAGAGACCAAACTCATATTCGCATCTGAAATCGCAGCAGGATTCTAATGTATTTTTCACTCATACCAGACATTAAATATGATGTCAAACCTGTCAGTTATCCATTCTCAGAATCTGACTATGTAACTGCAAAGAATTTCTTCAGGAGGTATCAAGTAAATCCTGACATTTTTGACTACGCAGTATTTTATAACAAATATGCAGTAGAAGATGGTGAAAGGTTAGAACAAATTGCAAAAAGAGCATACGGTCAACCTTATTATGATTGGATCATTGCGTTAACAAATAATATGATCAATCCTTTATTTGGGTTACCATTAAATTCGGATGCACATCAACAACTTGTAGAAGAAAAGTATGGTGATGAAACTTACTCGGGCATTCATCATTATGAAACACTAGAAGTATTAACTGGTCAAACTATTGATGGTATACAAGTAAAAGCATTAGATGCTGGTGTAATTGTTGATGAGAATTTCTACAACACAACCTTTACATATTGGAATGGATCATCCTACATTACTGTTGCAGGAAGTAATGTAAGTAAACCTGTTAGCAACTATGAATATGAGGTTAGTCAAAACGAAAAGAAGAGAGAAATTTTTCTATTAAAACGTGATTTCTTTGACAGGTTTGTAGAAGAATTCAAAACTAAGAATCTATATTCAGAGTCTTCTGACTTCATCTCCAAGAGATTAAAAAAGGTCGCAGTTTAGTGCGACCTTTTGAGTGAAAAATATGCGGGAAAAATTTTCCCAGTTTTATGGAATTCACTTTAGCGTTTTCACTGCAGCAAGTGCCTTCTGACGAAGGTCTTCAGGAAGAGGAACATAACCAAGACCGTCTGCCTTTGCTTGCTGAGTAGGTGTCAGTGCATAACGAAGGACTTCTTTCACTGCTTCATTCTTTTCATACTCAGGGTATGCAAGAATCCAAGTGAGAGAAACGATTGGGTATGCATTAGCACCAGCAGGGTTAGCATCAGCACCACGCAGTTGATCATCAAGAATGATCTTACCAAGACCAGCAGATGCAGTCTCAGCAGATGCCTTCACAAAGTTACCTGCCTTGTTTTGAAGTGCAGGTTGCTCAAGTGCATCATCATTCTGCACATAACCATAGTTAACATAACCAATAGAACCAGGTGTAAGTTTGATACCAGCAGCAACACCGCTGTTACCTTTACCACCAACACCAACTGGCCACATAACAGACTTGCCTGTTCCTACAGTCTTCTTCCACTCAGGAGAGAATGCTGACAGAGAGTTAGTGAAACCTTTGGTGGTGCCAGATCCATCAGAACGATAGATGGTTCTGATTTGACCACCATCACACCCGAAGTGTGACCATTGATCAATCTTACCAAGGAAGACATCAGCAAGTTCAGTCTGTGTCATCTTCAGATCACAACCAGGATTGTTATAAGCAGGGACAATAGCACCACCAGTCATAGGGATGTGAACCATACCTTCAGCAGGTTGCTTACTGTCTGCTACGGCACCATCAGAGGCACCGAAATCAAGAGTCTTTGCTTTGAATTGACGGACACCAGCACCACTACCAACTGCTTGATAGTTTACTTTGTTACCAGTATCTTTTGAGAATGAAGTGAACCAATTCTGATATAAGGTGGCAGGGAATGATGCACCTGCACCATTTAATCTAAACGGTTCGTTTGCTTTCTCGGTGGACCCACATGCCACCATCAGGGGTGCTGCCAGAACGACAGCAGCGAGTGCTTTGAGTTTCATAATCAGTTATCAGAACTTATATTTTGTACCAACTTCAACCTTCCAGTCACGAGTGTCATCGCTATCTTGGAAGATGTTCTCCCACTTACCATAAGCAGAGAACTTATCAGTCACCTTCAGTTTTGTACCAACTTCAAGTGCTTTGAATGTATCATTATCACCACCATCAGGAACGGAAACACCTAGACCTGCCTCAATGTAAGGAGAGAGGCGACCAGTTTTCCATTCGTAACCGACACGTCCTTGATGAACAGCTTTGCTGTAGTCATCATCGGTGCCTTTAAATTCGTGTTTGGACTCAACATAGGGTCCTGCAAGGGCAGGTGCTGCCAGTGCTGACATAGCCAGTGCGGCAAGAGCGATTGCTTTCATTTGTAATTCCTTAGTGAAAAATAGATCAACGACGTTTGATCCAAAAGTAATTTAGCATGGGTTAACCGTCATGTAAACTAAGGTTAGGTTAACCTTAAAATAAAAATGGGTCTCGGTTAGGAGACCCACATGTTTAGCGAATGAACTTATCCATTCTTAATTTAATGTAATACATCCCGATGACCCAGAGGGAGAAGAGAAACCCTTCTCCATAGGACATGGAATTCCATGCGTGAACTACATCCATATCACTCCTCCGCAAGGCGAGCGAAGTAGGACAGCGCATCGTCATCATCAACGACTGCTTCCTTCTTTACAGGAGATGGTGCAGAAGCACTCATCTGTTCACGGAAAGAAGACTGTGGGGTGATGTCAGCATCGTTGAACCCACCGCTAGAAGCGACTGGTTCGTACTCCTCATCATCCACAGAGGGACGAGCAGGAGGACGTGACCCAATGCCAAGCACAAGGTTCAAACGCTTCTCTAGATCTTCATAAGACTTGAACTGGTCCTTAGAAGTGAACGCTTCTAGCGAATGTTCTTGCTTCCATGTCGCTTCCAGTTCATCATCATCTGAACTAAGAGCACTAACACTATCAAACTCAGAGCTATCATAGTTCCAATAACCTGCGACCTTTTTGATCTTCAGTTTGAAGTTTGCACCCTCCCAGAGATCAAAGACATTGACTGGAGTCTCGTCTTGGAACTCGGGTTGCATTGCGGCAAGGATCTTGTCATGGATCTTCTTACCATACTTGTAGAGGAACACTTTGCCCTCGTTCTCAGGGTGCTTAGGATCCTTCACAACATAGATGTTGCTGTAGTACTGAAGCTTACGCTTCTGTTTACGAGCAGTCTCTTTGTCTTCATCAGCACCGCTGTTCCAGAGACGGCGGTTTACCTCACCTACGGGATCCTTGTCGCCAAGAGTGGTGAGGGAGTTTTCAATGTACCAACCACCAGGACCTTGGAAGGCGTGGGAGTACAGTTTTGCCCATGGGATTGTTTCTCCTTCTGGGGCAGGAAGGAAACGGATAACAGCGTACCCATTTCCAGAAGCGTCAACCTCTGGTTTCCAGAAACGTTCATCAACCTGCTTACCGCTGGCGGATTTTTCAAGTTCCTTCTGAAGGAAGTCAAAATTGGTCTGGGATTTACGCTTTAGATCTGCAAATGACATTAGATTACCTCGGATTTTTATTGGATTTGGTCTGTGATGCCCTATCACTGAAACATAATAACAGGCACAGGGTCGGGCGTCAACCCCCTGTGCCACTTTTCAAATGGTTTTTGAACTCACGAACTTTGACGAGCAGTTCATCAAACATATCGTTTGCTCTCAGTGACTCATCACCACCAAGCAAGATGACTGCTTGCTTGATACTTTCTGCCACTGACTTTGCCTCAGGGTCGTCACTTAATGATACCCTAGCATGAAAGATCTTCTGTTTTTCAATCAACTTTTCTAACGCTTCAAAGTATTCCATCTTCTTTTCTTTATCAAGAAGAGTAAGATTCATGGCACACTTAAAACAATACTCTTGGAGGATAGTCATCTCTTGGATTTCCCCTCTTACCAACTCGGACTGAAAAAATTCGCTCATTAGACTAACATTAACTTTGCTCTGGACGTTTTCTTTATGAAGTTTAATTTCTGTGCTTCATATTTAAGCTTTTCTTTTAGTGGTTTGGAGATTAATTTAGATACGGATTCTACTTCAATCTCATTGAGTTCACATAGATGCAGGACTGCATCAATGTAATTCATATCTGCATTAGATACTGCTATTTTTTCTACCTCTTGGGAGAACTTCGCACTTGTCATAAATTTATCTTCTAGTAGATTCTTTTTTTCCATATCGGGTTTGGTATTCGTCTATGTACTGAATTAGTTTGAGCAAGTATTCTTTTTTAGGAGGAGTAACATATACCTGCGTCTCTCCATTTTCACATGCAACAATAGTAACGAGTTGCTTTACGGACAATCCGTAGAGCTCTTGCAAACAACATGCATATGCAGTTTCTTGCACCAAATAGTCGTACAAATAAGATTCCTTTTTAGGTTCCGCAGCAGTCTTAAAATCAATGATGGACAATACTCCATCAAACTCCGCGATGCAATCAACGCGCCCAGCAACTTCAAGATGGTCAGAGTATAATGCTGCTTCCTGTAAGTAAATATTATTTATACGGTCTAAAACAGACCGAGAATGATGGAACATTAGTACAGGAAGAGGATGTTCTTTGTACTTTTTCAGATCAAGATCGTTGTTGAAATAATCTTCAGCGATAAGATGATACTTAGTTCCGCGTCCAGAAGAACGTGCAGAGATATTCGCTGCCTTCTCCTTACCAACCCTTGCTCTCCACTTAGCAAGACCTGCTTGCTTCTTAGCATTGTTACCAATCACAGTGGTGATAGACGGATAACGATGACCAGATGGTGTGTGGTAGACGCGCTTACCGTCTACCATTTCAGCAGTCATTTCAATGGGTGTCAGATCACCAACATGATTAAACAATTTCATTATAGACCGAGAGCCATTTTACTAACAAGATAAGACTTGACTAATCCAGAACGAACGATATCTTCTACACCAAATTCAATCATAGAAAACTCTTCCATGTTTTCAAGAATCTTTTGGAAGTCAAGGATACCATTCCTTTCATTAGTTCTTTGCAAGTCAGACTGATTGATGTCACCACAGAAACAAACCTTAGAGTCTTGTCCAACACGAGTCATGATGGAATCAAGTTCATGGAAGTTCAGGTTCTGACACTCATCAACAATAACGACTGCATTGTCTAGAGTGGTTCCACGAAGGAAAGATGTAGACCAGAAAGAGATAGTCTCTTGATGCTTTAGATTTTCATAGAGCATCTCAAAACTATTATCATCTGGCATCTCAAACATATGCTTTACCATATTTTTATATGGTATCTGATACAGAGATGCTTTATCTTCGTGTGTACCAGGAAGGAAACCAATCTCTCTGGTAGCAACCAGAGAACGAACAATGTATAACTTCTCGTAAGGAGAGTTTTCATCTAGGATATCTTGCAGTGCTAGGTACAAAGCAATGAATGTTTTACCTGTACCAGCAGCACCATATCCAAACATGTTCTTTCCTGATGCCCACTCATTAAAGAAAACCTCTTGGTTATCTGTGAGTGGTTCAATCTCAAGAAGGTAAGACTCATTGATTGGTTTCTTACGCTTCAGTTGTTTCTTAGACATCCCTTGTCCAGGTGCCTTGTTACCTCTACCTCTTGCCATAATTACCACTGATACCCATCTTTATGTTTGGTAGACATCCCGTAACCAGGTGCCTCTTTTACTTTGGACATTACATCCTTCCAACCAGGATGTGTCTTGGACATTTTATCACGCCAGTCACCAGTTTCACCAGCACCAGCACAACCTTTAGACCAATCTTTATCCCAGTCAGGATTCTCTTCCTTCCATGTCATGTATTCTTTCATGGTCATGTGAAGTTCTTGGGTCTCTCCCGTCTTCAAATTTTTAACTGGATACGTCGGCATTTTCTTCCACCTCCTCAGTAGTTTTATTGAATCCCATAGGACCACTTGTCTTACTTTCTTTACGCTTAAGCATAACAACCCCAGACAATGCTTCCATTACCTTGAGGATGTCTTCTGCTCTAGCATCTTCACCAAGTTCTCTGGCGATGAAAAAATATTTATCAAAGAACTCGCCACTGTATTCTTGATAATCTTCTACGGTAATAGGTTTCATGACCATTCAAGTGCCTCCGCACAAATAGGGAACTGTTCAACAAAAACATCACGACATTGTTCTGCAATATCCATGTGTTCTTTCTGAGTACCGTTAGCAGTCCTCAGATTAATATAATGGATCCATGACCTGACTGATCCTGTCATGTAGATTTTTGTGGGTACTGCTAAAGGAAGTACAAAACGAGCACACTCCTTTGCAATTGATGCATCAAGCATTTCCTGATACAATTTCATTCCTTCTTCAAAGTGCCGTTGCATTTTGATCTGGAATTCTTGTCTTGTAAACGGATCAATATCATCAATAGAATTCTGACGATTCTTGGTGTCTTGCCTGCGTAGTTCAGGTAGAGGGATCGTCTCCGAGAGTAGGGAAGAATCAGCATAGCGTTGGGAAAACTCTTGATATGTGAACGAACGGTGCCTCAAAATTTGAGCGCACAGACCCCTCGTGGTAGAGATTTCCACAGTCATATGTGCTTGCTCAAACACAGACCAATGCTGATGTTTGATGCAGTATTTTAGTAGACCAGCGACCTTAGGATTTTCCTGATTGCTTGGATTGCTTACCCTTGCCACGTATCCCATTGTCTTTTCCGCTTCTGGTGTCACTGTCACCAGACGGACTGATCCCTGTTGTTGATTCATCCTTAAATCCTTTACTATTCATTTCACGTTTACGTTTGAGTCCTTCTTTGGCAGCACGAAGTGACAACCTCATGTAATGGACTTCCTCATCAGTATACAGCATTGGATTCTTATCCGCAAGCTTAATTGCTTGTTTCGCCACTTTAATTGTATCTTTGAACCTCATTTATTTTCGTAGTATGCTAGGTAGTATTTTACAATGCCATCTGTTCTGACATTTCCTTGAGAAACCCAGTCATGAGCACAAGAATAAATTGATTCCGATGAGTACTTTGGTTCACCATTTTCTTTTATCTGGCGACCAAATCTTGCTAGCAAAACACGTAGTGCTGCTTCTCTTAATTCCATACGGCTATCATTGTAAAGCCAATCAGTCTGCATATCCATCGTCGTCATCGCTACCCTCATAAAATCCAAACTCAGGATTGCCTACAGGTTTTTTATAAGCATCCACATCTGAATATACTTCACTCTCTAGTGCATTGACCAAAGACTTTAAATTTTTAACGACGAGTTTCAGTTTCTCTCTATCCATATATTTATAGGGGCAACCTGATTGTATTATAACACAAAAAAAGAGGGGGTCAACCCCCCTCGCATTCGGTTTACAATAACATCCTCCTGCAAATCTTTTTACACTGCGATTGGTTTAATGAATCACATTCAATTAAACATTCGTAGTAGTCATTTAAATTTTGTTCTTCTAAACTTAAATCGTCTAGAGTATCTTCAAAATGTCGCCACTCATCTAATTGTGAGCGTGATAACAGATTGTGCATTGGTCGTAACCTCCTTTTCGTTGGTCTTCATAATGTAGGGAGGGGGTTTGGTTCATTGGTTCACCTCGCATAATTCTATTACTATTTAACAAGTTGTACGCTATTATACCATTTATTGCAATGAAAATTATTGCCTACGAACATATACTCATAAAAAAAGAGAGGTGTTAACCTCTCATCTGACTTTCCAGTTGTGCAAACCAAAATTCACTTTTAAATTGACCCACTTGGCATAATGTACGCCACGATAAGTCAAAAACGCAAAGGTTTTATCTGGATCGTGCTTCAAAGGATCGTATTCTGGAAGATCATATTCAAGTCTGATCTTCAGCATCCTTACCCCCTCTCTAATAGAAGAAGTTCACCATAGATCATACCAATGAATGCAACACAACCTAAGGACGTGAGTCCGACAATAGTTAGTGCTTCCATAGTTACCTCACTTGGTGTAGGTGCGACCACGATAGCAGAAGGTGCCATGAGCCTCTTCTACTGGTTTACGAACTGAACACTTAACACCACGATATGCAGTGTGAGTGATCTGTGCGTCGTGAAGTGCAGATTGCTTTTGAATCTGCTTTTTGATGAGTGTAAGTGTATTCATCTTTTTACTCCTAAAGTAGTTGGATTTTTAGGCCCGTTCCTTTAGTCGTTTGCGTCCCAGTAGTAGTCACACTCTGGTACAGAGTCCTTAATAGTCTCAACTAATTCAACTTGAATTTTAGGTTCAAGATGTTTCTGTGCTTTAATCCTGAACATTAGTTGATCAGCATCTGCACAGGTCATGGTTGCATAGAGTAATAGTTCTACCATGGGATGAACGCTCCGTTCCGCGACTTACTTGCGTCCTAAGTTAGAGTCTGATTGCATTGACCTTCTACCTTAGATCTAAAGTAACTTATCAAGTTATATTTAGACCTACGATCAAAATTGTCATCCATAAGGATTTCAATTCGTTTCTGTAAGAACCTTTCACAAGTCATGTGCCACCCATAGGGTGACCCATCATTATGATGTGCAATGGTCATCGCTAGCAGTGTCGCTAACATAGGATGAACGATGGTATTAGTATACCATACTATGTATAGTATGTCAATTGTATCCTATGATACAGTTTATTTTTTCTTAGGGTTCCACATTTTTGGGTTAACCCTACCCTCTGTCTGGGTCATGTTCTTAAAATCTTGGTGGTACTTGTCCCAATACTCATCAAAAATATCTACTTGTTTACTGGCAGATACAATATCAAATTTTGTAAGACCACCTTCTAGGTACTCTACCATATAAGCGGTGTATGGCAGAGATTTATCTTGACCCAAGGTTGGGTCACAATCTTTGTGTAAAACTCTACATCCTTTACCCATCAGGACCGACCTCCCCACTTGATCTGTGGGAAAGCTTCTTCTACACATTGTTTGGTAATCTTCCAACGCTTGCCAAGTTTCTTATCCTTGGCAAGAATCAAAACATTTGCCTCACCTTCACTGAGACCTTCTAACATTTGAATGAACATAGTTTCTCTTTTTGTTTTTGAGATACTAGATCCACCCTTAAAGAAGTGGTGAAGGATACGTGCTTCTTTTTCTAGAACAGTATGATCTGTTCCATCGGGTGATTCATTCTTTTTGAATGGTGGTTCACCATCTGGGAGCATACTAATAATAGATTCATCAAAATTGATAATCAATAACGATCTCAATGCTTGGGTATTAAATTCCTTAAGGAGTTTAATCTTTTCTGCTTTGGTCTTTGCGTTTGATACTTTTTGAAGTACCTCATGCATCAAAAGTTTCATCTTCGTTTTCCTCAATAAATCTCACGGATAATAGTTCTTCATTAATAATCATACCATCATCATCGTACATTTCAGGATGCATTGCCTGTACTTCATCTCTAGAGTAGAAGTAATCATGAACGAAATCTTTGACTGTCCACCCTGCGACAATCCCGACACATAAAAACATGAATGATGCAGTTGCCGAGAAAAATAGGATTGTTGCTGTTTCCATCTTTCAACTCCTTAGTGGTTTACCTATGTTCCCACCTCAGTTCTAAGTTGAAATAAAACTTATGTTTGAGGAGGGTGAATGAATTGTTAATACCCAAACCCCTCTTAGGTTTGAGCGTGGATTCGCTCGGTTTAGCCCTCCTTAACATGAGCTCTATGCCTTTATTTATGTTAAGAGGTTCATCGTTTTTGCGAGACATAACCATTTTTCACTAGATATTTTGCAGTATTTACCAGACCTCCATACTGTTCTCCATCAATAATAACATGAGGAAACCCTACAGCATTGGGATACTTCTGCTTAAACTCATTCCTAGACATGGTAGATCCTTTATTATACTCAGGACCATCATCAACTAAGATTGATGTGTATTCTAAATCTGCTCTTTGGAACAAGAGCTTTAATTGATCACAGTAAAAACATCCCTTAGATGTATACGCAATAATCTCCATAAAAAAGAGGGTCGTTTGACCCCCTCATTATATCATGGTCCGAAGTGTTTGTCCAGCACTTCAAGACGTTCCTCTTCCTTAGCAATCAAATCAATTTGATCTTGGATTGCACCTAGAACATCTGAATGTTCACCAATACCTACAGGATTATGCAGATAGATTTCAATGTTTACCTTTGCTTTACTGATCTTACCGATTGCATCGTTACGCAAAGCGGATATTGTTTTTTCTCTTAAGTTACAAGACATAATTATAAAGGAACTTTTTTATATTTAGAGTGCGTTACCACGAGGAAGAACTTCTTCAGGGAATACAAACGATTCATGTGGTTGATCTACTGGTGCCATCCATGCACGAAGACCTTCATTCAATAGAATGTTTTTTGTGTAGAAGGTTTCAAACTCTGGGTCTTCTGCTGCTCTGATCTCTTGGGATACAAAGTCATAAGCACGAAGGTTGAGAGCAAGACCAATAATACCGATGGAACTTGTCCACAGACCCATAACAGGAACAAAGAGCATAAAGAAATGCAACCACCTCTTATTACTAAACGCAATACCAAAGATCTGAGACCAGTAGCGGTTTGCTGTAACCATTGAATAGGTTTCTTCTTCTTGAGTAGGTTCAAATGCTTTGAATGTATTTGATTGTTGACCATCTTGGAATAATGTATTTTCTACAGTCACTCCATGAATTGCAGAGAGGAGTGCTCCACCAAGAATACCAGCAACACCCATCATATGGAAGGGATTGAGCGTCCAGTTATGAAAACCTTGGAGGAAGAGAAGGAAGCGGAATATCGCCGCGACACCGAAACTCGGCGCAAAGAACCACGAGGATTGTCCGAGAGGATAAATGAGAAAAACAGAAGTAAAGACAGCAATCGGACCAGAAAAGGCGATAGCATTGTACGGTCTAATCCCTACGAGACGACTAATCTCAAATTGTCTCAGCATAAAACCAATTAGAGCAAATGCTCCGTGGAGCGCCACAAAATTCCAGAGTCCCCCAAGTTGACACCACCTGATGAAGTCCCCCTGAGACTCAGGACCCCAAAGTAGAAGAAGAGAATGACCCATAGCATCAGCAGGCGTTGACACTGCCGCTGTAAGAAAATTAGCACCCTCAAGGTAACTACTTGCGAGTCCGTGGGTGTACCAACTTGTGACAAATGTTGTGCCCGTAAGCCAGCCACCAATTGCAAGATAAGCAGTGGGAAAAAGAAGTAATCCAGACCAACCCACAAAGACAAAGCGATCTCGTTTAAGCCAGTCATCAAGGACATCAAACCACCCCCTCGTCTGTCGTTGTTGTACTAATGTTGACGCTACCATTTTTATTTACCTTAGAAACTTTCAAATCTTTTTTAATGTCTTTTAACCAAAATAATTGAGGCCAAGTATCACGAATGATCATGGCGATAATAGGTGGTGTATTAGAACTTATCATAAGAGTAACACACAGAGTATAGGCAATACAAGAGTAAGAATTCCTATAAAAAACCCCGCCACATATGTGACGGGGCTAAGACTACCATCAATCATATTAACCGATAGCAGGTGCAGTAAGAGCAACAGGAGTGCTTTCAGCAGCAGCAAGATCCAGAGGGAAGTTGTGAGCATTACGCTCGTGCATTACTTCCATGCCTAGACCAGCACGGTTAACAACGTCTGCCCAAGTAGGGAGAACTTTACCGTTTGCATCCAAGACAGACTGGTTGAAGTTGAAACCATTGAGGTTAAATGCCATTGTAGACACACCCATGGAAGTCAACCAGATACCAACTACAGGCCATGCAGCAAGGAAGAAGTGCAGTGAACGAGAGTTGTTGAATGAAGCGTACTGGAAGATCAAACGACCGAAGTAGCCGTGTGCAGCAACGATGTTGTAGGTCTCTTCTTCTTGACCGAACTTGTAACCGTAGTTCTGGGACTCTGTTTCAGTTGTTTCACGAACAAGTGAGGAAGTAACGAGACTTCCGTGCATAGCAGAGAAAAGAGATCCACCGAATACCCCAGCAACACCGAGCATGTGGAACGGATGCATAAGGATATTGTGTTCTGC